ATTATAATTCAACTATACAATTTATTTCAACAGATGATGCAGAGAAGCTAAGAGGTATTAAATCGGACATACTCTTTATAGATGAGGCAAGTGAAATAGATGAAGAAAGTTATTTTCAGTTAAGTATAAGAACAACAGGTAGAATAATACTTGCATACAATCCGACAGTATCACCTTATCATTGGTTAAGACAGATGCAAGATTGTGAAAGATACATTACAACTTATAAAGATAATACATTCTTGCCAATTGAAATGGTTAAAGCAATTGAGGAATTAGAAATCAAAAACCCTAAATACTGGAAGATATATGGTAAAGGTGAGTTTGCGCCGAATGAAAGAGCGATATTTCAATTTGATGTTGTGGATACTATTGATGCCGATTTTGTTGGGTTTGGCATTGACTTTGGTTTTAGTTCAGACCCTACTGCACTTGTTGCTGTGTATAAAAACTCTGATACAATCTTTTTGGAAGAACTTATATACGAAAAGGGAATGATTACAAAAGATATTGCAGACCGTTTACGCAAGTTAGATATACAAAAGAGTGAAGAGATATGGGCAGATAGTGCGGAACCAAGACTAATAGAGGAATTGTATCGCAGTGGATTTAACATTAAGCCAGTAGTAAAAGGTAAAGATAGTATTAAGTTTGGAATATCAGTAATGCAAAACTACAATATCAAACTACTAAAAACATCACAGAATTTAATTAATGAAATGTATGCCTACCAATACTCTGCAGACAAATATGGTTATATAACTGATACACCTGAAGGTGGATTAGACCACTTAATAGATGCTGCAAGGTATTGTTGTATGATGAAGTTATCACAAAAGGCAACACAAAAAGGAAAATATGCAATTACAATCGGAAATATCAGATACTAGACCTCAAATGTGGACAGCAGAAGAGATTAGAGAGTTAATCTTATATGCACAAGAGTTGCAAAAGCAAGTAGATGAAAAGAGTGCACAGATTATAATGATGGATGCAAAGTTAAAGAATGAAGAAGCAAAAGTAAAAAAATTAATATTAACAATAAACTATTTGACAAATGCAAGTGGAAATCAAAGTGCCTAATAGCTGGGAAACAATCTCATTAAAAAGATATTTGGCTTATTTAAAAGAAGTAGAGAACTATAAAGAAGATGAAGAAGCGGTGACAATGCTTACTCTTATGCACTTTTGCGGACTACAACCTGAATGGATAAAAGGTATTGGTATTGCAGATTTAAATCTATTGAAAGCCAAATTAAGTCAATTCATAGGTAATCAAGAACACGAACTACAAAGAAAGATATTCATAGATGGGCAAGCATATGGATTTGAACCTAACTTATCTACAATGGCATATGGTGCGTATTTAGATATTACAAAGTTTGATACATTTACTATTGATGATAATTGGGCAAAGATAATGAGCGTGTTATACAGACCTATCATACAGGAAAAAGAAGGAATGTATCTAATTAAAACCTATGATGGCACAGATAACTCAGAAAAGTTTTTAGAGTTAGGAATGGATATCCACTTTGGTGCTCTGTTTTTTTTTATCAATTTGTCAATGGACTTACTGAAAGATACCCTGAATTATACGATGGCGATGGATATTCCTCACGACATCAAGCAAATTTTGGAAAGAAGTGGGGAGCTTACTCAACACTTATCACACTCTCGCAAGATAACATACTCAGATTTGACGAAGTAGTTGAATTACCATTAGAGAAATGTTTACTTTATCTTGCATTCCAATCAGATAAAAACCAATTAGAAGAATTACTACACAAAGAAGCACTTAAAAAGTCTTCTCACTAATTATTTATTCTCCGTTTGTTGTTATTACAATAAAGATTAATTATGGCAGGTGGAATATGGTCAAATAGTAGAAATGGTAATTTGCGATACTCTGTAAATAGAGAGAACCAAAGTGGCATTTATATAGGACCAACTCGTGGATTAAGTTCACCAAAGAATAGTAGAAGAGCATGCTTATGTATTCACAAAAATACATACTCAGTTAGTTGTTGCAAAGGTGCATTAATTCAACAAGGTATTGGACAGATAGAGTCAACACAACCAATACAAGGTGGCTTCGGACCTGGCTTTGATGAAGGATTTGATTAAAATAAACAATAATATAAAATGTCTGAAATATCTAAACAAGCGTTAAAGGTAGATAATAATACCTCTTTCCCAAATAATACAACAGGATATATTTCTCCTACAATACTAAGAGCATTCAATGTAAATATGATTGACTCTTTAGTTGAGCAAGAAGGATACAATAATGATAGTAGTAGTTGGAATGTATCTATTGGTGCATTAAACACTTACACTGCATCATTTGCTCCATCATTATCACAATTGAATTCATTTACTGCATCTCAATTAGTAGTGAATAGTAATTTAAACTTATTTACACAAAGTGCAAATGCATCTATTACAAACTTAGATACATTTAGTTCTTCTTTTAATACATACACTGCTTCTATAAATCAAATCAGAAGTAATGGTGTAACATTAGGAACATCAACTATTTTTAATTTAGTTGGACCTGGAACATTCTTTTCTGCATCTTTAGTTCAAAATATACAAGGTAATATAGCAACCTTAACATTTACATCTGATAATGCAAAAGTAAACACATCATCTTTCAACGATTATACTGCATCAACAGCAGCAACACAATCCGTATTTAGTGCAAGTGTTGCAACATCGTTTAGTGCAAGTAATGCAACATTTACTGCATTCTCTGCATCACAAAATAACTTTAACTTATCTGCAACTGCATCATTACAAGAGTTATTAAACTTATCATCATCTTTAAGTGGTGGTTATGCAACGCAAGGTGAGTTAGATTATTCAGCATCAGTATTACAGGCAAACATAGATACAAAAGTAGATTCTGCATCTTTTAATTCATTTACTGCATCTCAATTTGTAAGTAATTCATATTTTGCAACTACTGGTTCGAATGTATTTACAGGTGACCAAACTTTTACAGATGCATCAGGTAATTTCTTTACTATTACAGATACTTCAGGTAGTATGATGTTAGTTGCAAAAGGATATACATCTGCATCTGCACACATTACATCATCTGCGGCAAGTAAAGTAAATATAATCTTTAAGAATAATGATTTAACAGGAACAATTTATCTTTCTGGTAGCAATAATATTTTTACTAATCCAGATGCACCAACAGCAGGATTTAAAAGAATATTAGGAAATAACAATATAAACTTATTCATCGCAACTCCGCAAGTGAGTGCATCTATGGGTGATTATGTAAGTATAGATAATAACTTCATAACTGCTAGAAATGCATCACCAATGACTATAAGAGGACCTGTGAGTTCATCTGTATGGGACATTAAAGGTAATGTGATAACTCAACAATTAAACATTGGAACATCTGCAGCAAATCATGCACAAGGTTTGGTAAGTGGTTTGTTCGTTAATAACTGTTATATTGGTTCTAACCTTTCAGTTATTGCAAATAGAAGTAATACAACACAACAATCAACTATTTCAAATAGTAATTTTGCAGGTGCAGTATCACTAAATATGAATAGTTCATCTATTGATTTTGTTAATAATACAACTGCTGGTGGAACCATTACAATAAACAATAATACAACGGGAAGTGCAAGAGCAACGGCAACAAATAACGCAGCATATATAGCCGCGAACATATTTGGTGGAAATACTACAATTACATTAAGTGGAAGTAATGACCCTAATGATGCGCAAGATACTGATTATAATGGTGGCGTTGTAAGAAACTTAATCCTAGGTAATGGTATAGGAGTAAGAGTAAATACAGGTTTAACTGGATCAAACGCATTAGCAGCAACTGCAATAATTGGTAATAGCTTAATTGTGACGGGTAGTTCACAAAACCCAGTTACAACCGGTGGAACAAACTTAGGTTCTGCATTCTTTGGTAGATACAATGCAGTAGATGGAAATCGTGCTTTATCTGCACAAACAGTATTTGCAGTAGGAACTGGAACTTCTTCTTTTAGAAAGACCGGTTTCTTAATTGACTCTGGCTCTAACACATTTGTAGAAGGAACCCTCAATGTAAGTGGAGCAACATCACTCAATGGTAATCTTATTGTAACAGGAAGTTTAACTGCATCATTAGGACAAGGTCTTATGTATGTTGGTAATGCATCAGGTTTAACATCAACATTCCCAACAGCATCATTGGCAGTAGAAAATGCATTAACATCTTCTATCACAAGAAATGTTGTAGTAATTGCAAGAAACAATAACGCATCTACTCTATCTGCAGGAACTGTTGTACATATTACTTCAGCAGTAGGTGATAACCCTGTATTTACAACTGCTTCATACGATACTGAAGCACTTTCTTCAAATACATTTGGTTTATTAAGATATTCTTCAGCACCAGGAGCAGATGTTGAAGTAAAACTTTTAGCAACTAACATAAGTGAGCCAGAAGTATCAGAAAGAGTTACAGAGTTACCACCCGCATCTACAAGTGTTTGGTCACCTGTAAATACATTTGATGCAGTTGTTGCGAATGTACCTGATACGGAATTAAATGAAGCAGTTGTTAAATAAGGTGATAACATTGATGCAGTATCTGCTGCTGTTATTACTCTTGTCTCACTTCCACTCAATCCTGCTTTCCAATAATCTACATACGGGTCCCATATCATTGAACCGGTCTGGTCAGTTAAAGCATCAAATGCGTATATACCTGCATCTCCAATTACTCTGTTTGCATTGACTTCAATTATTCTATCACCTACTATTAAGGTTGAAGAAGATACAATTACTTCAGAGCCTGATACATAAAGATTACCAGTCACTGTTACATCACCAAATGTTTGTAATGGTGAGAATACATTTTGTGCATTTGTTCTTGCAAATGAGCCTGTTTCACTTTCTGTAATCCAACTACCACTTTGGCTTTCAATATTATTTAATCTATTATTTGTGCTGCTTGTATATGCGTTAAATGAAGAAGTAGTTAAGAATGAGCCGGTATCAATAGTTAATCCTGCGTTCAATGCAAATGATGCAGTGATTGCATAAGAAGAACTTAATACAGTCATTGAACTGGTTTCTGAAATACTAACCTTTGTATTGATTTGATTTATTAAAGATGCAGTTGCTGCTGCTAATTCACCTTCTGTTACAAATCCACCACTTAATGAAGATGAAAAGTTTTCTAATGCAGTTACGTCAGCCTGTAGTGTTGTTATTTCACTTGATACACTTCCGGAAAAGCCATCAAATACGGTCTGATTAACTGTTGAGTCAATCATATCCACATTGAATGCTCTTAAATTGGAAGGTGCGATTGCTCCTACATTATTATTTGGAAATTCTAATTGGTTTTCCGCTTTTAAGTCCTGCTTTGATAATTGAGACATATTAATTTATTTTTATTCTTTTACTCTATCAAATCCATCTGAATATCCATCACTAAATGCACCACCGCCTGTTCTTACAGCGCTTTCTATTACACCAATACCTTGCGACATTAAAGCACCACCACAGCATCTTACATCATAAGTATCTTCATCTACACAAAGACAAGCTCTTCTGCTATTCTTTGGTGAAGATAAACCGCGTGTTGGTCCTAAATAATATCCGGAATTGTTTTCTCTATTAACAGAGTATCTCAATGCTCCGTTTCTACTATTGCTCCAAGGCATATTCAGTTGTTTTGTAATTTAACAACTAAATCCTTAAAAATAAGTGAGTTTATTTGGAAGCGCTTATCCTTTTCATTGCTTCCCTATGTAGCATCTCTTCTAATGTATTCTTATCTGCTCTGTATGCTAAGAATAGTAAACACTTCTCAAGTGGTTCTTTAACTACTTCATCAATCTGGTCAAGCTGTCCATTGGCGAGCTCAATAATCGTTGCATAAGCTCTCCATTTTTTCGCAAAGTTGATTTGATGCTGGCTGGAAGTTCCTTCAGCTCCTTCAAATAATTCGGGATAGCGTTCAGTAAGTCCAGATGCAAATGAAGAAAAAAAAAGAATACTCCCCAATGGATATTCATAGGAACACCTAACCACTTCTTCTCATCTAATTCGCCTGTATATGGTTGGATTGTATATGTGCTACCTCTCTTACTTACAACTGGTCTGTATAGTATGGACATTATCTTTGCCCAATTCTTATCAATGCTTATCGTATCATTTGCAGTAATGTCCGCATAAGCACC